GCGTTAATAACCAATACTTAGCAACAAATATAGTGTGATCTAAATAAACAGCAAAATTGTCCCTATCAACTTGGTATCTAGGATTCCTCAAAATAAATAACTTCATTTGATCTCTGGACGCTTCAGGATCGGTAAACAAAAAATGAGCTATAAGGTCCTTGAACCAAGGTAAACAAATTTCCATCACTTTAGTATACTTGATCATTTTAAAAAGTTCATGCATACAAATCAAGAACATTATGAAAAAAGCACAAGTAAAAATGGAATCACAGTTCAGGTAAGTCAAAATTAACCTAAATGGAATAAATATTATAGCTATAAAAAAGACAGCTAAAATATGACTAGGTAACTGATTAAAAATTATTTTCTCACCCAAATTAAAGAAAGGTAATTCACACTTAACCTTAGTTATTTTAACAAATTGGGGTATAGACTTATCAAATTCATGAAGGGACATTTTCTGAGCATTCTTACTTAAAAATCTGTTACCAATAGAAGAAAATCTATATGTAACATAAGAATATTTAAATAAAATGCAGAACACTATAACACAAATAAAAAAAGTTAACGCCGCATTAACTAATTCATCAATGCTGTCCAAAGCAAATAGAGAAAGGACATCCCATACCATAACAGCAACTAAATAAAGCAACACAATCCAATAACGGTTAAATACAGTTCGGTTCAAATATTCGAACATTTCAAATTGATCTTGTTGATCAACCCACAAGTCCTGATCATCATGTATCTTGGGTTGATTTTCTGAAGGTTTTTCTCCAGGATCATCACCATGGGGATTGCGCTCCCTACGGATATCATCGGTTTTCAAATGTTTGTGCGCTAGTTTCAAAGGATTCTCAAAATGTATTCTATTAACCCTCTTTGTTTCCTTATCACTAAATTTAAGTACGGGTTGCACAAGGCGTGGTTTAAGATGTAAAGATTCTTCTAATTCAACATACTGGGCATTCAACGTTTCATCACTTTTCCCATTTTTCTCCAAGGAACCAATAAGTTTTTGTAATTTCATACGGTCCAATTCTTTCGGCTTGCACGGAGTATCGTGAATGCATCCACACTTTTCACAAAAATTTTTACACTGACTAAAATGTTTAATATCATCTATATAAATGCCACATTGACAAATCAATCCTTTTTCTTCACTCAGAACATGACAAAATGACGCATAATTCATACTTTGCATATAATCAATTTGGGACAAGCCATTAGTATTACCGGGCCAATTTATTTTAGAAAAAGATCGCCAATAAGATTCGGTGTTTTGTAAATGCACATACATTCGTAGATCATGGTCAAAATTCATTCGGCATAAATATACATCGAAATGAAGTATGTCCCCTCTCTCATTAGGACATTCGTACAGTAAATGATCACAATTCTCCAAATGCACAGGACGGAATCTCTCTAATAAATTATATTCTCCCATTGCTAACAAGTCCATTTCCATTGTATAAGCATAAAATTCATAAGATTTAGCAAATTTATACAAGCTATTTTCAACCACAAATAACGCAAGGAATCAAAGGACATAGTATAATCTGTAGCAAATGCATCATCCATATTTAATAATATTTTTTGATCTAATTTTATATTTTCTATTTCTTTTTGTTTTTGAGTTTTGCCTTGGGTTTTCTCTCCCGTGTTTAATAATTTATGTTGTTCTGTCATTGTTGTTTAAAAGGATTGGGACGGTACAAAAGCTATCTCACAAAAGTAATTCCGATTTACGAGTTTCACGTAACTCGGTGATACTGGTGGCCATAGTTAAAACAAGGCCGGGGTTAAGCAGTGAGCTAGTGGAAAAATTCGAC